CTGCCATTTGCCATAGCATCGGATAGATCCGAACATGCCTGATAGAAGGCTTGACCAGATACATCCTGCATACGCCATCCGCTTTGCTCTAATCGTGTTGCTATTGACTGCGTGGCGTACTTGTCAAAGCAGATTATATGTGGATGATACTTACGTGCCCACTCATTTACATCACTTGCCATTTTAACTTCATCTATTGCAATATCACTATGCCACAGCTGTGCAAGTCCTACGGCTATCTTGCCGTCTTTCATCTGGCCCATGATTAACGCGCCCGATCTCCTTGTCGGTGCAATATCAAAGGCCATTATAGTCATAGGCCCGACAGGGATCTCTAGCGTACTGTCGCTGCATGCTTCTATACTTCCATACACCCAAGGACTGACTGCGCTATCTACCCACTGGCATAACATCTCTGTACGTGTAGCTTCTATGGTGTTTGTGTTTACGCTTTCTTCTAATGTCTGCTCGCTAATTAAATACGATAGTGCAGGGTTAGCCATAGCCCACGCTTTGCGATCATTTATTTTGCAGTGCTGTGTTGCGCTGTATTCGTAGTAACCTAAATTGTCCGGCGGGTAAGACTTGCATCGCTCTACTAAATCATTAAGTGTCGTACTAAATCCATCACCTGCGTTACTTGTCATTAGTGTCATGGCGTTAGGCCTTGCACGTGTTACTGGCAGTGCAGCTGTGTAGGCTTCTGGTGTCCACTCGCGTAACTCATCTATGTATAGAAAGTCTGCAGTCTTTCCACGTGGTGCATCTCGTGTAGCTGCTGCTATTTCATATCTTGCGCCGTTAAGTAAACTTATAGATTCTTGACCATTAGCCAGGCGGATCTGTCGCACTTGCTTTTTTAGCCAGTCGTTATCTTCTATTGTGTATGCAACCTGCCTAAATGTATCTAATGCCATATTTCGGTTAGAGGACATGCCTAAAACATTCTTACTACCCCATAAGAATAGATGCGCCAGGATTAACATACGTGCTAAATGTGTTTTGCCATTCTGCCGGGCTACAAGTATTAAAGCTGTTTTCTTGCGCCAGTTATCTGCATCATCTACAGCTAGTAGATCATCTAAGACCCAGCGTTGCCAAGGTATAAGCGGCATGCCTATCTTGATGGCAAGATCTGCAACCTCTTGTGCTTTGCTAACACCTTTTAATAAAGGCGTGTGGATTCTAGGCTCAGTGCTGCCAATTAGCCCGACCCCTCGTAGCGTCTGTTTTACTTCCGTATCACTCTGCATCAAAGTTAAGCGTATCAGGTTTAATAAATGGTGAATCCGGCACTGTTCGCACCGTCTCAGGGAGAGGTGTTTCTGAAAAGACAGGGGGGGTCGGAGTGTGTCTGAAAAAACGACCACCTTTAGAGCTGTTACATGATTTACACATAGACTGCAAGTTATCTGTCGCCCACATATCGCCACCCTTTACACGCGGAATAATATGATCGACTGTGTCAGCAGGTTTACCACACCCACACTGCCAACCATCCCGGTCAAGTATAGTGATGCGTAATTTCTGCCACTTGCCACTACCTATTGCTTTGTTACTCAATACCAACCCTTAATCTTATGATGTGCTAATGCTTTACAAGCTGAGCCAGAATACCTATGCTCAATATAACGCAAGCCGCGATCTATTTGTCTAAACGGATTTGGTTCTTTTAAGTTAAGTAATTGTGGGATACCTGCTGCACTTGATCTAGGGTTCTTAGCTTTGTAATTCCATCTACTTTCTAAATGCCACAACTCTTCTATGCAGTAATACTCATCTACATTGTTTAATTGTATAAATGTATATTGCTTGTAATGCTGTGTTTTATATTGACTATCAGCAACGGAATAATCTTTTAACAAGCAAGTAAATGCCAAGATACATAGAGCCTGCCAAACTCTGCGCCTTCCGAGCCCTGCCGTTGGCGGCTCAGCTTTTCTACTTAAGGTAGAACGCTTTTTAGGGTACATTATAAAGTCAAGTAGGGCTATGCTCATTTGCGAACTCCGTCTCAATATGTGAACTGTGATATGCAACACACTATTCTTAGATCATCTGTATCTATCCATGTTTCATCGTAGCCAGCATCCATTAAATGCCTCTTTTTTCACGCCATTGTGGACAATTTACACAATTTGCAGATTTGTAGTTATTACATTTTGTACAAGCTGCAGCTAGATTAGAAGGCATATTACTGCCACCTAAATGTCTCGGTATTACGTGGTCAATTTCTTGAGCAGAATTACCACAATAGACACATCTGTAATTATCTCTTTGCATTACATATTTTCTAGCAAACTTGTAACTAGGTTTTTTAGGATATATACAAGGTCTATTTTTTAACCAACCACCAATGTTTCTGCCATTAGGCTTACCCGGCATTTTTAAGCTGATTTGAGAACGCCAAGCTCTATTTACAATAGAATTACGAGTGCGGTTAAGTTGCGCTGCAATCCAATCAGGACCTTTAATTGCGTGTTTTTCAATAAACTGCAATTCTGTTTCCCTATATGGATTATCATTTAATTGATATCTAGGCATTATTTAGCCCCTATCAATGCACAAGTGTGGCAACCACTACCTAGGAATTGCCAGCCACCACACTTGCCACATCTATCAATACTACTGTCTGGTATATGCAGTGCTTCTGCAATGTTTTTTACTCCCACCGCGCCGCAACTAGTGCACTGGTAGGCCTTGTAGCCTTCCGGCGTATCTAACTGCTCAAGCCATAAGAACTCGGTTTTACGATCACAGCCGTTACACTTAAACTTTGTGTACATGTGATAAAATCCCCTTTCTTATTGCCTACAGTGGCACTGAGAGCAAACCAAATACTGACCATCATGTAATAATCTGTCGTCATTACAAGATACACATATCTGCTTACTAGTGTTTAGGCTTTCGTTATCATTTTCCATACGTAATGTAAAGCCTGAACCATTTAATACTTCAATATAAGACACTATTCCCCCTCTCTTTTAGGAAAGAACCAATTACCGCTAGCATCTTGCTTAGCCCATATTGCATGCTCTTTAATACGATCTAGGCATAGATAGCCGTAGTACTCTTTGCCATTAGTTTTGCTAACCCCTGTAACTAGGTTATTACCTTTAGCACAGCATGCTGGTGGTGCTTTCGGTGGTGTAACAGTTGCAGCCTTTACCCATTCTTCATTACTAAGTTGCAAAGGCTCTGTGCGATCTACTGAAAATGTCTGAGGCTGTGCAACTTGCTTCATACTTTCTTTTGTAGCTGTTTTGTCTGATCCTTTAAGTAAAATTATCGCCCTACCTAAAGCAGACGTAGCAGTATCTTCGCAATAAAACTTCTTCATATTTTGTATGTAACTTTCCCTTGATCCAAAGGCTATGTTAGACACAGCTGGTGCGCTGTCTTTGCTATCACGCCATAGAGTTGCTTGTATCAAGATATAACCATTTATTGCATCATGGTTTATTACAGATATCTCAGATCTTCCAGACGGAAAATTTGATATGAACCATTTGTTAAGAGTAGCCACATCTTCATAATCTTTAAGGTCAAATGCCATTAGTCTTTCCATTCGTATCTGTCATCTGACATGGCATCTGTAATTGTTTTAGCAATACTGATGTAGGCAAGGCAGTCCTCGTAATTGTCAAGGATCGTAGGATCTTCAGCTTGCCTGCTGATCTTGACCAACGCCATACAAATTGCAGCTTCGTTTGGTTGGATTGGATAACCCAAATATGCACTCCACAATTCGGCAATCCTCTTGTGGTTTGTAATTGGATGCCCATAGCTGACACCTCTCGCATGAATAGTTTTGATGACATTATCAAATAACTTCTCAGTTGTTGTTGTCATAAGTTTTGTTTTCTGACAGTGAGCGATGAGATTTCCAACCCTCAGCTCTGCCAACCCAGTAGCCACGATCAAAGGCTTTATCCATTATCTTTGTTACTGCCCAATAACCTATTAGTAAACCAAGCATGCAATAAAGCCATAGCCAGGGTGTTGTTGTCATAATCATGTAGCCCTACTTTCCATACCACAATTTGTGGCATAGCAATAGTGTCGCACTTGTGTATGACTTTGTGGATTATTTAGGGCGTAGTTTGTATAACGATTAGGTAACGATGTTACCCGTAATACCGCCCTAGAGCTGTAAATGAGCCATCCTTATTGATCGGCACTAACGTGGGTGTTAGTGTCTTTCCTACGGCTTCTAGTATAGCAAACCCCATCTGCCAATTTGCGCTTCCATAGCGGATATAAGAGGCTTTTTTTCTATCCATTAGATTGCCTACCTCAACACCATATAAGGGCCTATAATGGCTTCCTATGGCCTCTGTATAGGCACTCATGCCTAGTCTATGGCTATGCCCTGCTATGACTGATTTGCCCCATTTTTTAGCAAGGTTAAGGGCTGTGATACCTGCGTGCTGGCTCATGCTG